TTTTACTTTCAACGCCTTCGCAAATGAGTATCGACGAGATGGAGAAGTTCATTCGACTTGCGGCCCCGGGGCTGTGGGAGAAATGCTATCCCCGCAGCTACGACAACCTCGGCAAGTTCCACAGCCCGCGGATACCAGCAGTGTGCCTAGCGAATGCGGTCATCGCAGCCATGCAGCTGGGGCTTGAGAACACCGGTGCCCGCAATCAATTTATGGCCGCATGCTGTGTGGACGCGCACAAGGTGCCAACCTTCTTTGTCACTAGCGCAATCGTCAATGCGTGTGCGAATACGAGCTTGCCGATGGACATGCGGTGGACCGATACCCCCATGCCGCACCCCGGGATGATTCTCATCTTTGAACGGGGTTCAGTGAAGCACCCGACCTGCGGCGAAGTGGCTTTTGTGGCCGTGGGTCGCTTGCAAAGTGCCAGCAAGCTGACACATTCACACCTGCCGGGGTTCTCGCGCAACGTGCCGCTGGGTGCCTTTATCTCGATGTACCTGGTGCACGAATCACCCCAGCTTTACACGTACGACCTGTCACTGTCAGAAAACTCATCAAGGGTGCAGGACGTGGACAATGCCAACAACTGGGTTGAACGACAGGGTGACGAACTGGCTGCTCCCATGGCCGATGAGGAGGCCAAGTTCAACCAATGGCTCACAGTATTGGCCATGAAAATCGTGCTGGTTATGAACGCCCGCCCTGACCAAGTCAGTCCGGGCACCTGCTTGCGTACGGTAAAAGCTAAGCGTCCCGGGGAGTCCCGCCGTGAGTTTTGGTCGCCCAATATCGTGGGGCAGAACTATGCAGTGCAGCGGACTGAAAAACTCGAGCCGCAGGGTGGTCACGTGCGCATGCACTGGCGTCGCGGTCACTTCACTCGGCAACCCTATGGACCCGGTCGCACGCTGCGCAAAACGCTTTGGCTGGAGCCCATGCTTGTAGGCGACGTTGGATAATAAACAGCAAAACGAAAGGACCCATGAAATCAAACACTGCTAAGAAACCGTCCACACCATCGACCGACTTCAGTCGGATTGACATGGCCGAACTGCTGCGACGCTACCACGAACGGCAGACCGTCAAAGCTCGGCGCAAGCGTCAGCCCATGCCTCCATCGGAGTCCGCCCGAGCGCGGATGATTTTGGTGCATCCATACATCGTGGGAGCACACTATCGCAACCACCCTCGACGCCGACATTGACCGGGCCTCTCCAAAAAGATTTCTAAGCACGGAGCCAAGGGGTTCCGTGCTTTTTTCCTTTACGTTTTTTCCGGTAGCTGCATCAGTGTGGTTCATGTGATTGCGTGCTTTGTCAGCGCACGGGTCACGGGTCTCATCCTACTCAACTCCAAACATGATTGCAAACGCCCTCGCACTAAGACACGACACGATATCAGAATGCTATGCCGACGTTCGTCTGCTGCTCTACAAAATTGCGCACAGCTTTGCCCGAAGATACAATTACCCGGCCGACGAATTGATTAGCGAAGCGCATCACAGCTTCGTCAAATGTGTGGACCGCTACGAACCGGAGCGCTTCAGTCGGAAGTCCCGCTTCTCTTCTTACGTGTGCTTCGCGGTCAGCAACGACCTGAAGACCTTCTTGCAGAAGCAGCGTCGGCACATGGGTCACCTCGAGGTGAATGAAGAGGTGTGTGGGACCGAAGACCCCAACCAGTTTCTGCTGCGCTTCCTTCCCCATCTTGAAGACGACGCCAAGCTGGTCGTCTCGCTTGTGCTGGAGGCTCCCGCTGAACTGTCAGCTATCCTGGGTGAGAAGGACGTGCGGACCAAGTGTGCAGCGCAGCGTACCTTGAAGCATCACCTGCTGAATCTGGGTTGGACCCGAGACCGGGTCGCGATTGCATTTGAGGAGATCGGCGTGCTGCTCACGCGATACTAGAGCGTGACCGACCTTAAAGACTACCAGTACGTCGGGGCCCGACAAATCCATCGTTTTGGTGGGCGGGCCTTGCTGGCCGATGAGATGGGCTTGGGTAAGAGCTTGCAGGCGCTTTATTACTGCTGGCGCACCCGGCATCTGCCGGTCATCATAGTGTGTCCCGCATCGCTCAAGTTCAATTGGGAGCGGGAAGCGTCTTCGCATCTCAACCTAATGAGCGAGGTGCTGGAGGGTCGCAGGGTGCCCCGCTTGCGTGCACTGAGCACGCACCCGGTTACCATCATCAACTATGAGATCTTGTCATACTGGTTACCATATTTGCGCAAGCTGGGAGCGAGCACGCTTATCATAGATGAGTGCCAGTCGATTAAGAATCGCGCGAGTCGTCGATGCAAAGCTGTGCAGGACCTAGCTGACCGCATTCCCCATGTCGTGGCGTTGAGCGGGACGCCCCTAACGAATCAACCCGCTGAACTCTGGCCGACGCTCAACGTGCTTTACCCCGAGGTGTATTCGAGCTTCCAAAAGTTCGCGTACCGTTACACGCGTCCACAGCGCAAGCCGTGGGGATGGGTTTACAGTGGCTCTCGTAACCTCGATGAGCTTCATGCAAAGTTGCGGTCGCATTGTATGATTCGGCGTTTGAAGAAGGACGTGCTGCGGGAACTGCCAGAGAAGGTCCGCAAGATAGTGCCGCTCGACCTGCCTGACCGTCGTGAGTACGTTGAGGCGTGCGAAAACTTTCTGGGGTGGCTGTCGAAGCAGTCGGTCACTCGGGCCAGTAAAGCCAAGAAGAGTGAGGCCTTGGTCAAGATTGGATACCTGCTGCGCTTGTGTGCCAGGCTCAAGGTCCCGTTGATCTACGACTGGATTGACCACTACCTTGAGTCGACTGATGACAACTTGGTGCTGATGACCGTGCATCGGCGGATGGTCGAGTTGCTGCACGAACGTTACCGCAAGATCTCGGTCGTGGTCGATGGGAGTGTGAAGGGTCGTCATCGCATGCTCGCAGTGGACAAGTTCCAGCACGACCGGGGCACCCGCTTGTTCATTGGTAACGTCAAAGCGGCGGGGGTGGGTTTGACGCTCACTCGTGCCCCCACCTGTGCCTTTACCGACCTGCCCTGGACCCCGGGTGACGTAGTGCAGGGCGAAGATCGCATTCATCGCATTGGACAACAGCGGGTCGCAACCATCTACTACCTCGTTGCTGTGCAGACGGTGGAAGAGAAACTCTGCAAGCTACTTCGCGACAAACAGAGTATCCTTGAAAATATACTGGACGGCAAAGGGCAGGGCGACGACCTAAACATTTTCAATGAACTAATCAAATCAATATGAAACCCATCTACAACCAAGTCCCCAAGAAGCCGGGCACCTGCACGGTCTACATCCGGTTTATCGAGAAGGGCGACAAGGCCGCTTTCAAAGCGCAGTGTGCCCGGCGGGACATTCCCATGCTGCCAGCGTGCATTGAGTTCATGCGACGGAGCCGGGAGCTTGTGCCCATGCTGAATGTGAAGGACGGGCGCCGGGTGAAATTGAATCCGGATTTGGAGTACGGTTCGATTCACATCCGTCCCACCCCGAATGAAGTGCGCAGTCTGTTCAAGACCGTGTGTGCTGAGCATGGGTTGGACATGATTGTTGCCATGGTTGAGTTCTTCCGTCAAGCGAACAAAATCCTTCCGCTCCTGCGGGTGCGGAAACGGGCCGTTGCCAAACACGCGGCATGAAGTTCACCGAGCTCTTAGCTGAGCACGGCATTGAATTTCTAGCAGAAGGGAACAAGCATTGCCGTGAGGGGTGGGTGCAACTGGACTGCCCTTGGTGCGGACGGAACAGCCGGAAGTTTCACATGGGGTACAACCTCGAGAAGAATTATGTGCACTGTTGGAAGTGTGCCAAGCACGGGCTGGTCGAGACACTGACTGAACTCACAGGTCTGTCCTTTCGTGAGTCGCGTCGACTGTTGGGTAGCCTCGAGGCCTATCGTGGCCCCAAACGAATTGAGAAGCGGGGGAAACTTATGTTACCGCCCGGACTGGGACCCTTGAGGCGTGCCCACGTGGAGTATCTCGAGGGTCGAGGTTTTAACGTAGCGGAGCTGGAACGCCTGTGGGACATTCAGGGCATTGGTATTTCCAGTAGACTGCAATGGCGGGTCTTCATTCCCATCAAGCTGAGGGGTGAGACCGTAAGCTGGACCACCCGAGCAGTCGACCCCAACGTCACGCAGCGTTATATCTCCGCGGGTGAGGAAGAGGAAATGCTGAACCATAAGACCCTGCTGTACGGGGAGGACCTCGCCAAGCACGCCATTTGCGTAGTGGAAGGGCCGATGGACGTGTGGAAGATTGGACCCGGGGCGGTTGCGACCTTTGGGACCGCTATCAAGCAAGCCCAGCTCCTGCGCATGTCTAGGTACCCAATCGTGGGAATCTGCTACGACAACGAAACGGTAGCGCAGAGCCGAGCACGACAAATGGCCGAAGACCTGAAGAGTTTTGGCGGTCGTGTGTGTCTGCTCCATTTGGACGCAAAAGATGCAGGCGAGGCTAGCGAAAAAGAACTGCGGAGCATAAGGAAGGAACTGGGCTTATGAAAATCGAGCAACCCAATGTGGAACAGATACCGTATGATGTTTGGAAGGCAAACAATGAACGCAACGTCACGGTTTATGACAATGACTTAGCTCGTGGCTCTTCTATCGAGGAGGCCGTTATCATACGTCGATTCCTTTATCTTTGGGAGAAGTTCAAAGCAGAAGGACAGGATAAGATTTTCATTCAACCCAAGCTATTTTGCGAGCCGGTGGGTCTGTCCCTGTATGCCTTTCGAACAGTGATGAAAAAATGGGAGATCTTCGGTTGGGTCAACACTAGGTGCATGGGTATTCCACAGAAGAAGTACTATCGCCTACTAGAGGAACATTTCGCTCGTTACTTGTCGTCTTTAAGGGCGAAGGGTACAATAGGGAGCTCCCTCCATCTTGACGAAAACGAGAAGATTGCTTCTCGAAAACGAGAAGATAATCTTGGCGAAACCGTCAAGATACTTAATAGGAGAATAATAGGAGAAGAGAATAACACAGTTACTCCCTCCCGTCGTAACGGAGAGGGTGAGAAAAAAGTGCACGGGGGTTTCTTTGGGGGGATAGAAAAACCCACATTCGTTCAAAGAGCATGTCACGAGCTCGAGACTCACATCAGACAAGCTAGAAGGCTAACACGAGCTCCAAGTCGTACAAGATGGCAGCGTTTCATGCAGGAAACATTAGATATGGTGGACGGGAACAAAGAGCGTTTGCGAACTGTTTTGGTTTGGTACACCTTGCACTGGAAGCAAGAGATGATGCCACAGGTTCATTCAGCCGAAGACTTTCGGGACAAGTTCACTAAGATAGAAGCAAGGATGGCCCAAAGCTCAGTGGACAGAATGGCCAAAGCCGTAAACGGGAAGGTAGAACAGATTCAACTCACAGAACCTGAGCAGCTCGTCTTTGACCGTTTGCGTGAAGTGAAATGGGCGTGCACGGATGCTGAGTTGAAGCAGGCCATTCGCACCAGCTTCGATGCACACGCTGCTTTTCGGAAGAGGTATTTCAAATGGGAGGAGCAGCGGCCGACCGGTATATCTGAGCGTCTGCAACACGACATCATTCGTAATGCCATGGTTGAGTTGGTGCGCTCCACTCCGGCCTTCGTGCAGGAATGGTTCAGGCGGGTGCAGCAACAGACCCGGGATTGGAAGGAATGGAGCGGGTCGCTCAAGTCTTACACCTTCTGGGAAGGACATCCCGACTTCCTGAAAATGGGACGTGCTGCAATGCCCAAGTTCGAAGACTACCTAAAACGCCTCAATGAGAATTGAACGCATTGAAGGCAACGAAGAGCGCACAATTCTGACAGCAATGATTGTGGATACGACCACACTTGCGCGCATCACGCCGAAGTGGCAGGAGGGTCTGTTTCGCAGCCGCTGGGCAAACATTGTGGGAGGTTGGTGCGTCCGGTATCTGG